TGATGACAACCAAACTCAATGTTCTTCAAATGATTAAAGAACAGAAACAAAAAGAGGAAAGGAAGCATCAAGCTGCTCTTTGTCAAATCGGTCAATGTAAAACCGCAAAGTAATTAAATGAATAACTATGTCTATCATCATGATGACATGGACAAGGACAATAGACCACCTGCATGTTATCAATTAACATATAGAGGTTGTAAATATTGGTCTTGTTATCTTATTCATTTACGTGAGTGGTTTGAAAAATTGTTAAACGCAGAGGGAGATTGACACTTCCTCTTTTTTTGTGTATAATTAGAAAGAGATATATTATTTCATATGAATAAAGATAGACTCAAACTTATCATTCGTAATATGGAATTGCTACTAGATTCTCTTAAATCAGAAGTTTATTCTGATGTAGATTCATATAGACATGAATCACTTGGTCCTAGAGAATTGGACTATGATGAAATCTTTGAGGATGATGACGACTAATGACTACATCTAAATCACAACAGGAGAAGGAAAAATTTCTATATCCTACTCCTCCACTAAATCCAGATTCTGATATGAGTTTTCTGGATATCGCACAAATTAATAATATTCATAATTTTTCCACTCATGTTGGATATATTTCCAGCATGGCATGTGGCGGAAAACTTACAGCAGAAGAGTCTTATAAAGAAATTAAAAAACTTTATAAGGCAATGAAACAATCTCATAAATCTCTACAAGGAAGTTGGTTTGTATGAACGTTAAACTTATTTCAGTCACACCTGACGCAGAAAAACATGTTGCTTATTGTGCCAGAGTAAGTAATCCTGCAAATCAGGACAATGATAATAGTGCAAAACTTCTTGCCTATTGTATTAAACATAATCACTGGTCAATTTTTGAGCAGGCATATATGACTCTGGAAATCAATACCACTAGAGGTATTGCAGCACAGATTCTTCGTCATAGGAGTTTTACATTTCAAGAGTTTTCTCAAAGGTATGCAGATTCTTCCATGCTTTCTGAAGAAATTCCAATGTTTGATCTAAGACGCCAGGATACAAAGAATCGTCAAAACTCCATTGATGATATTGATCCATTCACAAAGCAAAAGTTTGAAATTGCAGTTCAGAGATATTTTCAAGAGGGAATGGATCTTTATAAGAACATGCTAGAATCTGGAATCGCAAAGGAATGTGCAAGATTTGTTCTGCCTCTTGCAACACCCACAAGAATCTATATGACAGGTTCAATTCGTTCTTGGATTCATTATATTGATCTGAGATCTGCGAATGGAACTCAGAAAGAACATATGGATATTGCAAAGGAATGTCAGTGCATCTTTGCCGGTCAATTTCCAACGATTGCGGAAGCAATGAATTGGAGTCAACATACTAAATAATTGAGTGGATTTTATAACTTATGGCTACATATCCTGTCATTCATAAAGAAACTGGTGAGCAAAAAGAGGTGTGTTTGAGTGTACACGAATGGACACAGTGGAAACTAGATAATCCACAATGGGATAGAGATTGGTCTGATCCATCCACTGCCCCCGGTTGTGCCGAGGTTGGTGAATGGAGAGATAAACTTGTCTCAAAAAATCCCGGTTGGAATGAAGTTCTTGATAGAGCGTCCAAAGCCCCAGGTTCTCGCGTAAAGAAAATCTAATGCCAAGAAAAAGAAAAAGCTCCTCTCAGCAAAATATCGGTGTCGGTCTTACAGCAAAGCAAATGAAACGAAAAAAACCGATCAATTCTGATTTACTATTAGACATTGAACCATTAACCGAAAATCAAAGAAGTTTTTTCAATTCTTATAGTTTAGGAAAACAACTCATTGCATATGGGTGTGCAGGAACTGGAAAGACCTTTATTGCCCTCTATAACGCCCTCCGTGACGTTTTAAGTGAAGTCACACCATATGAGAAGATTTACATCGTAAGGTCCCTTGTGGCGACCAGAGAGATCGGTTTCCTACCTGGAGACCATGAGGATAAATCAGCACTTTATCAGATTCCATATAAGAATATGGTAAAGTATATGTTTGAGATGCCATCTGATTCTGATTTTGAAATGCTTTATGGTAATCTCAAAGCTCAGGAAACGATTAGTTTCTGGAGCACCTCATTCATTCGTGGAACTACTTTTGACAACTCAATCATTATTGTTGATGAATTCCAGAATCTAAATTTCCATGAACTTGACTCAATTATCACTCGTATTGGTGAGAATAGTCGTATTATTTTCTGTGGTGATGCTACTCAGTCTGACCTTGTAAGAACCAATGAGAGAAATGGTATCATTGACTTTATGAATATCTTAAGAAAAATGCCATCTTTTGATCTGGTTGAGTTTGGGGTTGACGATATCGTAAGATCTGGTATAGTTAAGGAGTACCTTGTCGCAAAAATGGAAGCTGGTCTCTAATGTTTAATCATGTTGATATTGAACTTCCTGAATTAAAAAGGGAAACTATTGATGGCGTCAGGTACTATAAAGTGCCTGGCGCTTCTGATCAAGATCTGATTCGCCTTGTTTCAATTACTTCTGTTATCAGTCATAAGAACAGAGATAAATTTTCTTCTTGGAGAAAGAAGGTCGGAGAAGAAAAAGCAAATTTAATTACAAAACAATCCACTAGTCGTGGTACAGACTTTCACACTCTTGTGGAGCAGTATCTGAAGAATCTGGATTGCAATTCAGATATTCTTCCACTTTCTGAAATGATGTTTCAGTGTTCTATCAAAACACTTAATAACATTGATAACGTCCATTGTCTTGAACAATCTCTTTATAGTAAAGAACTAGGAATTGCAGGAACTGTCGATTGTATTGCAGAATATAATGGAGAACTTGCAATCATCGACTTTAAGACTAGTAAGAGTGAGAAACCTAGAGGTTGGATTGATCACTATTTTGTACAATGTGCAGCATATGCTTGCATGTTATATGAGATTACTGGTATAATTGTAAAGAAATTCGTGATTATCATGGCTTGCGAAGATGGCGATTGTGTTGTCTACGAGGAGTATGATAAAGCAAAATATATTAAACTTTTGCATTCTTACATAATGGAATTTGTACAAGACAAACTTAAGGATTATCAAACATGAAAGCAGAACTCCAAAAGGAATTAGAAAAGAAGTTCATTACTTCTGAAAGATTTTGTCAAGAGATTGAACAAATTGCTCTAAAAGAAAAGATCAATTACATTGATGCCATCGTTCTTTTTTGTGAGAACAATGGTATTGAAGTTGATTCAATTACAAAACTGATCAGCAAACCACTTAAGGAAAAACTCAAGTGGGATGCAATTCGTTTAAACTTTATGAAAAAAACTTCTAGAGCTAAATTACCAATCTAAATATCTTGAGTATCTAATAATACTATGGGAGAATTCATGAATTCAGATTTTATTCAAAATGAATTGGATGAAATCAATCACCTCCAAAAAGAAATTTGTAGAGATTATGCAGCATATGAATATTTTGATGATGAAGAAAAGTTAGAACACTTGGATCGTCTTTGCAATTTGCTTGAAAAGCAGAGCATTATGTATGCTCGTTTGTCTTTGAGTGACGATCCAGATGCAATCGAACGAAAAGAGGCTATTCAAGAATTTATTGAAATGCTTGGATACGACAAATACTCTGTTCAAGATGTCTTTTCTGACATGAAAAAAACCATTGAAGAAGTCCGAAAAGAGCTTGACAGCGATCTCTAAACACCCTATAATCAAAAAGTACACAGGCCAAATCAAATGTCATTTTCTGATCTCAAAAAGAAATCCTCTCTCGGTTCCTTGACCAATAAACTTGTTCAGGAAGTCGAAAAAATGTCTAAGACTGGTGGTGGAGACGATCGTCTCTGGAAACCACAACTAGACAAGTCTGGTAACGGTTATGCCGTCATTCGTTTCCTACCTGCACCTAATGGTGAAGATCTTCCTTGGGCAAAAATGTATTCACATGCATTCCAAGGCCCTGGTGGTTGGTACATTGAAAACTCTCTCACCACTCTAGGTCAGAAGGATCCTGTTTCCGAATGCAACTCACAACTTTGGAATAGTGGTCTTGACTCTGACAAAGATGTTGCTCGTAAGCAAAAGCGTAAACTCTCCTACTATTCCAACATCTACGTTGTAAAGGATCCCGTATCTCCTGAAAATGAAGGTAAGGTTTTCCTCTTCAAGTTTGGCAAAAAGATCTTTGATAAGATCACTGCGGCCATGCAACCTGAGTTTGAAGATGAAGATCCCATCAATCCCTTTGATTTCTGGCAAGGTGCCAACTTCAAACTGAAGATTAAGAAGGTTGCTGGTTACTGGAACTATGACTCTTCTGAGTTCTCTCGTTCTCAACCACTTCTAGATGATGATGAGGCGATGGAAGCAATCTGGAATAAAGAGTATTCTCTGACTGCTCTGACTGCTCCAGATCAATTCAAGTCCTATGATGATCTGAAGAAGCGTCTTGATTATGTTCTCGGCGTTCGTGGTGTTTCCAAAACTCAAGATCCTGAGATTGTTGCTGAGGAAGAAGAGTTTGAGAATGAGCGTAAGGGAATCACTACATCTTCTGATGATGACTTCAACTCATCTGATATTACTGTGTCAAGCAATGACACTGAGGTTGATGAAGATGATACCCTGAGTTATTTCCAGCGTCTTGCTGAAGGTTAAGATCTAAGGCGGATATTATCCGCTTTAATTACCTTATTGTTTATATACTGGGAGGATCTGTCGTAAGATAGTTCCTCCCTTAAATCGTTTATGGCCTGCTGAACATATTCATTTCTCAGCAAACTAATGGATCTTTTTTCATTATTTTTACGAACCTCATATTCATAGTAGGTAATCCCTCGCACAGGATTAAATGTAAAGAATGGATTATCTGGATCTGGAATTGTAAAATCAGAATCTACGACAATTCCTTCTGGATAAACTAATCGATTTTGATCATCTCTGACTTCTGTAGTCTCATAGAATGCATTCTTATTCAGGTTTGGTCCGTATTTTTCCAGAGCATATTCATAAAGTTCTTTATCAGTCAGAGGCCATTGATCTCTAACATTTGTAATGTTATTGGAGACTAAGACCAACCAATCAAGATCTGGATTCCCATAGTATTCGTTGGCGACCATATCTGGTCTTTGATTTGATTTGATCTCATACTTTTCAAATGCAGTCAGAGAATTATATAAATCATCTCTGAGTTTGACTCTTCTGAAAATATTTTTGATTGTGATGTATTCTCGGTCAGAAGATCGATCCGAAAGTGGTGATGGATATTCGACTTCTGGAAGTTCTCTAAAATAAGTCATCAGTAACCAACTCCTTTTCTACCTTCTTCGCCATCATAATCTTGACTGTAAATAGGAGCAAGTTCTTGAAAACTTAATCCCATATTGATGATGGTTGGTGTTCCATCTTCATATGTTGTATATGTTCCAGATCCAGTATAGTCCACACCTGCACTTACCAATGCCATTTGTTTGAATCGATTCAAGAATGGATGGTCCCCACCACCCCTCTGAAACTTAAGTTGAAAGATATTTGGAGTGCAAAGAAATATCTCATTATTTGTAAGTTTTGGAGACATATTTTTATTGATTGTTCTAATGATATTTTTAATCATTCTCCCCTCTTCTTCATTTCTTGCTGCAAATTGAAAGTTAAAATCAAATGATCTCAATCCAGGGCCCTGAAACAGAAGTTCCATATTTGGATTCAAAACCTGACCAGTTTTTCTGGCAAGAACTTGAGCAAATGTTACTTGACTTCCAAATGCCTGAATAATCTTAGATGCAATTCCAGTGGTCACTGCACCGCCTTCAAGAGATCCCTTTCCAATATCGATTGCCCTTTTCCCCATATCACCAAGTTGACCAATTGCATCTTTAAATCCAGATTCTTGAATTCTAGTGAGTGTGCCAAGTGCTTCTCTTTCAAGAATATTCATCTCACCGCCATTCCAACTTACTCCATTTGAAGAAGTGATTTGAGTTGGTATTGGCAGAATAATAGAAGCAATAAATGTAGCCGTTTGATTTCCGATTCCTTGTGTAAGCGCCCTTCTCAATGGTGTTCCAGAAAGACCAGACGGTTTGTATTCAATAATGTCCATTAAAAGATAATCAGACTCTCGATCAAGAGTCGCCAAAGGATATCGTAAGTTGATACGTGACGCCATTTATCTTTTTAGTTATTTATTAGCATTTTTTTGTATGGAACAGTTTTCATATATTGAATTTCATTGTTATTGATGATATGCATTTGCCCAATTACCTCTTCCCAAGTATAATTTCTCATCATGGGAAAATGATAGTTTAATCCAGTAAATCCCCATCTCTGTATTGAAGTGCAAGCAATTAATGGATGTTGGTCATAGAGTATTTCTGGGGTTTTTGCAATATAAACAAAAGTATAATATTTTCCAGGTTCTGGTATAATCTCAGTTTCATTAAAAACACTAAGTATTTCTAACATGTAATCATCAGGATCGGAAAAATTTTTTATTCTTTCCTTTAAAATATCAATTCTTGATTTTGGTTTATCTCTCTCAAGATATTGTGCAAATCCTCTTTTATATGCCTCATCTCCAGAAAATTGTTTATAACCAAGTCTTCCTCTAGATTTTCTTGCCATTATTTTATCCCAAGATCATCTTCAGTAAGAACTTTGAACTCCCATCTACGATCTTCACAGAACTCTCTGGCAGCCTTCCACTTTGCTTGATTTTTAGCATACTCTGTGACTTCATAAATGTACTTTTTGGTCTTCTTTGATTGGACTTTTGGTTCAGTGCATTGTTTTTTGGGTTTAATTTCAATCACATACTTTTTAATGTCACCAGTTTTTTCACGAACTTTGATATAAAAATCTGGAAAGTATCGATGAACTCTAGCATCTAAAGGTGAAAGATATGGAATCCAAAATTCTTCACTTCCCCACTCAAGAATATTTTCATTTGAGTCACAGTATTTCATAAAGCGCAATTCCCATAGAGACCTATAAATAATGTTAGTTGGGTCTCCTCTATATTTTTTTACATTTGAGGGGCGGAACTTTCCCTTATATGACATTCATACAAAAATCACTATAGGTATTTAGAGTGCCAAGTCCAAAGAAAGTATCAGATTTAAAATCTACATTAATGAATGTCGCTCAAGCCTCACATTATGAGGTCTTGTTTGGTGGGTTTCCATATAAACTTAAGGATTCTCTATCATATCGTGGTGTTGATTCTGATTTCATATCAAGAGCGGCAGGTTTACTGTGCTATGATGCATCTTTACCTGGATCCACTCTTGCAACAACAACAGTAGAGGGAAACTTTACTGGTGTTCAACAGCAATACGCACACACTAGATTGTTTAACAACATTACTTTAGGATTTTATTGCGACTCAGACTATAAAGTTCTAAAGTTTTTTGAGTATTGGATTGAATACATTTCTGGTGCAGGAACTGCTGATACAAGATCTAGAGGATATTTTTATCGCATGAGATATCCAGATCAATATAAATGTGAAGGAATGAGACTTGCCAAGTTTGATCGAGATTATAAAAAAGGTGTTCAGTATAACTTCATTTCATTATTTCCAGTATCTGTAAGTTCAACACCTGTCTCATATGAGAATCCTAATTCAATTTTAAGAATTAGTGTTGACTTTAATTTTGATCGTTATATCATGGGAGGAACTAAAGATGATTATTCTATAAGATATGCAAGTCCTTTACAGATTGGTTCTGTTCGATCTGTTTTGAATGCTGGTGATTTTATTACAGGAACAAACGCAAGTCAAAATACTGGAACAACAGAATCAAACGCATCACTCTCACAGTATTTTACATCTGCTAGTCCATCTGAAACATTATCTCAAAATATCTTTAATCAGAATCAAGTTGATAACTTTGTTTCTGGGAAGGGATTATCTTGGGATCCTACCATTGGCAATTCATCAGATACTTTAAATTTCGTTTCTAGTTCATAATAAATACAAAAAATATCATCGTATATTATGCCTTTACCAAAGTCTACAACTCCAGTATATGAACTTGAGTTGCCATCTATTAAAAAGAAAATCAAATATCGTCCATTTCTAGTACGAGAAGAAAAGATCTTGATTCTCGCTCTTGAAAGTGAAAACATGAAGCAGATTACTGAAGCTATTAAGAATGTTCTTTCTGCATGTATTCTAACAAGAGGAATTAAAGTTGATGATCTTTCCACATTTGATATTGAGTATCTCTTTTTGAATGTTCGTGGTAAGTCTGTTGGTGAATTGATTGATGTTATTGTGACTTGCCCTGATGATAATGAAACTGAAGTGAATGTTCAGATTAATATTGATGATATTCAAGTTCAGATGGATCCAGAGCATACTAGAGATATTAAACTTGATGATGAACTAACTCTCAGAATGAAGTACCCATCACTAAATGAGTTTGTAAAGACAAACTTCAATAATGATGATGTGAATATTGATCAGGGATTTGAAATTATTTCAAGTTGTATTGAACAAGTTTATTCTGAAGAAGAGTCTTGGAATTCTTCTGATTGTACAAAGAAAGAATTGGATGAGTTTGTGGGCAATCTTACATCCGCACAGTTTGCGAATGTCGAGAAATTCTTTTTAACAATGCCCAGACTCAAACATGAATTGAAGGTTAAAAATCCAAAGACTGGTGTGGAAAATGAGATCGTTCTGGAGGGTTTAGCGTCTTTTTTCGCATAGCCCTGGCACATGAATCTCTAACTTCATATTATCAAACTAATTTTGCTTTAATGCAGCACCATAAATATAGTTTGACGGAGTTAGAAGATATGATGCCGTGGGAAAGGGAAGTATATGTTTCTCTTCTCCAAGCATACTTAGAGGAAGAAGAACTAAAGCATAAACAAGCAAATGGCATCTGATGAGTCCAAGGTCAAAAAGAGAGGAATTGAACCATCAAGGTTTTTTGGTGGTTCAACTTCTGATGAAGATGCCGTCGTTAGTGCTTTAAAACCCAGAGAAAAACTTATTGAGTCTAGAGTTGTAGCTTCAGTCAATAAATCTTTCTCAAGACTCCTACAGAACATAACAACTGATAGAGAAGAAGAACAGCAGAAGACATATAATTTTCTTTCAACTCAGTTGGAAGAAATTAATCGAAATATTCTTGCAATTGGTACAAGTCTTGGTTCACTTTCTAGTGGATTGACTAGAGAAACTGCGAGAGAAGAACAAAGAATCTTACAGGAAAAAAATCGTAGAACTAGACTTGCCGAAAGAGAATCGTTCGGACAAGCAGAAACTGTATTAGAAAATAGAATTAGTAATGCAATTGTTGCACCAACTCAAAAAGCTACAAAGGCAATTCAGGGACCTTTAAATGGATTAAAGGCTGCCCTAGGATTACTTTTTGGTGGTTGGTTAACAGACAAAATTATTAAAGCATTCAAGGCAAAATCGGAAGGAAATAAAGAACAATTTGACGAATTAAAGATAGAAATTGCGAAAGGTGTTGGAGCCGCAATACTTGCATTTTCTACATTAGATGGTGGTTTAATTAGATTAACATCATCTCTTGCCAAAATTGGTTTATCTTTAGCTGGGTTTTTACTGAAAAAACCATTTGAATGGTTAGGTAATTTATTCAAAAGAGGGCCCAAACCACCAACAACTAGACCACCCTCAGGAAGACCACCAACAACTAAACCCCCTGCAGGAAAACCACCAACATCTGGAGGAAAACCACCTGCAGGCAAACCCCCAGGACCTGGACCTAGACCTCCTGCTGCACCTGGAGGTTCAGTTAAACCACCAATACCTCCTAAGGGTTCAAAAAATATCTTAGATAAACTGGGCGGAATTACTAAAAATGTAAAAGGGTTTCTTGGTGATCTCACGAAAGGTACTGTTAGACGTTTAGTTCCAATTATAAATCTTGGTCTCTTTGCAGCATCTGCAAAGAATAGATTGGATTCTGGAAAGAGTCCAGCACAAGCAATTTTGCCGATTATTCCACAAACACTTTTATCATATGGAACTTCAGGACTTGGTGCAGCTGCAGGAGCAATTATTGGTTCTGGAGTAGCAAGCGGCCCATTATCAGTTGCTGGTGCAGTTGGTGGAGGAATTTTAGGAAATGAGTTGGGGCAATATGTTACAGATTTAATTGATTCTCAATGGCAACCAAGTTGGGATGAAACAATCTTTAATGATTTTAATAAAGGTATCGTAGGATTTCTTGAAAAGCAAGTAAACTATAAACCAAAAGCACCAACTACTACACCTCAGGGAACTCAAGGGAGACCAAAAGCACAAAAACTTGAAGTTATTCCTTATCAGAAAGAAGAGGAGACTAAAAATATTTTAAGAGGTGATGCAAGTTCTGTGAAACCAACTGAAACAAGAAGTGAACAAGGAAGATTTTTGTCACAAGTTGGTGCAGTTGAGGGATCTCCAACAGTTATTGATCTTTCTAATTTGGGAGGAACTAAGAAAAATCAAAATCCAGTTCCAAGTACTTCTCCGACAACGATTCCTGAGATTTCAACATCAGATCCACTTAATCCATTCATACCACTCGCAAAATCTGTATATAATTTGAGGGTATAAACAATGGCATCTTTAAATTCACCAATTTTAAGAAGTGCTTTTAAGAGATCCTCGGTGGATGAAAGTATCATTAAACTTCAAAGAACTACATCATTTGTTAAAAGGGCCTCATTAAACACAAAAAAAATATTCACAAGAAAAAAACTTGCAGGAGAAAAGGCATATCAAGCTGAAAAAAGATTAACCTTTCGCTTTTTAGAGCGTCAAAGAAGACAGAAGAGAAAAGATCTTTTGGAAGCTTCCTCTGTAAAAAGTATTGCAGGGGCGATTAGTGCTGGATCTGTTTTAAATCGTGGAAAGGGATTCCTTGGAAAGATTATGACTTCCATGGGAATGTTAATACTTGGATGGATTGCAAATACACTTCCACAGATATTAAGTGGAATTAGTATATTAAGATATCGTATTGGTAATATTATTGATTTGAGTAAAAATAATATAGGTAATATTAGCAGTATCTTTGGATCAATTATAGACATTGTGGGTCAAGCGACTAGAAATATTATGAACTTTGATTTTAAAGATAGAGAAGGGAAACTGCAAGAAAAAATTGATAGATTGGTCGAGGATTTTAATCAACTTGGAACTGATTTTGATAGAGTTAAAAAAGAAATATTAGACATTACTACTGCTCCACCTGAAGAACCAAAAGATGATGATCAGGGACAAAGACCTCCAACACCCACTCCAGCACCAGCACCAGCACCAAAACCAGCAAAAAGAGATCCAGATCTTTGGACATTAGTTGCAGTTACATCTTTAGAAGATTCTGATCCTCAGGGTCGTGCAGATGTTGCACAATCTGTCTACAATCGTCAACGTGCAGGAGTATTTCCTGGTGGAAAAAGTATCCGAAATATTCTTATTGCTGAAAATGGAAAACAATATGAGCCAGTTGAGAGGGCAGTTAAACAATTTAAAAATATCAAAGATAGAGAGTCTGCAATAGATGCGTATGTAGCTGCAGAGAAGGTTTCAAGAAATGTCGCTGCAAGAGAAATTGATGAAACTCTTAAAGCAATTACAAATCCACAGTTACAAAGAAATGCTCGTAAATGGGTCGAAAATAGAACAGATTTTCTTGCGGCAGGTCTAAGACCAGATAGAGCTAGTTCAACTGAATTAAGAAGAAGAAATGCTGGTGATAATATCTTTGGGAATTTTGTTGGTCCTGGTTCATTTGAGTATGGAAGAACATCTAGATATATTGCAGCAAAACCCCCCAGATCTGTCCCAACTACTCCTGAACCACCAAAACCTCAAGCACCCAAAGGAGATGAAAATATTCGCTTTCTTCCTGCAAGAGGAACAACTGGTAGTTCAAGGAGTAGAACAAGAGGCCCTGGAACTCCAGTTAATATTCCATATACACCAATTAAAAGGGGTGAAGGTAGACCAAGAATTATCTCTGGATATGGTGAAAGGTGGCGTAAAATGCATAGGGGTATTGATATTGAAGAAAATGAAGGGACTCCACTAAGAGCATATTTACCAGGAAAAGTTTTAAGAAATAGTTATGATAATGGTTATGGAAACTACATCGAATGGGTGGATTCTTTTTATGGACAAATTCACTTTTTTGCACATATGATGCAAAAATCTAGATTTAGAGTTGGTCAAACATTTGGAAAAGGTGCAATTCTTGGCCGTGTGGGTTCTACTGGTAAAGTAGATGGACCACATTTGCATTGGGAGATTGGACCACAAGGGTCTGAAATTGATCCTATTGATTGGATTAAAAATCATCCGATCGATCAGAAAAAAATCAGTTCCCTTCAAAGATCAACTGCAAGAGGACCAGTTGTGGCATTAGTTGGAACTCCATCACAACAAACTCCAAACTATAGTCAGAAACAATTTGCCCCAGTTATCATGAGTATCAGTGATGATGCATTAAATAGTATAGCAAATCTATCTGCAGCATATACCTAATGTCAGCATCAGAATATTCAAAATATTTACAATTTGATATTACCTCTGCAGATGGAGAGAAGACCGTTGATATTTCTCCAGGTGTTTCTGAATTTAGATTTTATGAGGATATTTTTTCCCCTGTCATGACATCTAAGATTGTCGTGATGGATAGTGGAAAAAATAGAATTAATGGAGATAAATTTAACGAACCATTGTATTCTGGTCTTCCAATTCAAGGTTATGAATCGTTTAAGATCAAAATTGAAAATCAAAGAAAACAGATTCTCAATCTAAATGATCTGAAATGTTTTTTGCCATCAGGATTAATCACAAAAAATAACAATGAGTTCTTTAGTTTAAATTTAATATCAAAAGATTATTTTACAGACTCAACATCAAGAGTTCAAAGAAAATTACCAGCGGTTGCATCTAATCAAAATGTTGAGAGTATTTTGAAGAGAGAACTTCAAACAGATAAACAATATTTTTCAAATCCATCTACATCTAAATTTTCTTATCAGGGAAATAATAGAAAACCATTCACTGTAATTATGAATATTGCAGGAAGATCTGTTGGAGATAAACCAGATAAATCTTCTGGATTCTTATTCTATGAAACAAGAAGAGGATATAATTTCTTTTCCACGGATTACTTATCATCCCAACCCAGTGCTGAAGAATATTTTTATACAAATGTAATGAGAACTCAATATGATCCTCAGGGATTTGATTTGAATCGAAAGATTTTATCTTATAGTGAAGAACAAACAAAAGATCTTATCAAGGTCACACAATATGGTGGATATGGATCAAAAAGATATGTCATAAATCCATATACAACCAGTACAATTGATAAACCAATAGAATTTAAAATTGATGATTCATCATTTGCTATTGACACTTTGGGCAAATCCTCCTGGAAGGCCCCTGAGGAATTATCAGAAAAACAGTCTCGACTTTTTAGTGCTGTTTTAGATCTTGAAAATAATCCAAGCGAAGTAAATATTGATTATAGTCAGTTCTTATCACAATCACCTTTTAGATATAACGTTCTTTTTAGTCAGGTCATAAATATTACAATACCTTCTAATTTTGATTTACATGCTGGTGATGTGATTTCGGTCAATATTCCAAAAGTTGGATGTAATTATGAATATGATGATGTCATTAGTGGAAAATATTTGATCAAAGAATTATGTCACTATATTTCTGCACAACAATCCTATACATATTTGAGATTGATTAGAGATACAAATGGAAGAAAGACGCAATGAGCATTGAAGACACTCTCAATAAAAGTTATTTTTTAGGACGGGATGGTTATAGATATTGGATTGGAAAAATTCCAGTATCATCTCCACCAACATCTTCAGTGTGGGGAGAAAGAGTACCAGTAAGAATTTTAGGGTATCATACTTCAGACACATCAGTTCTTCCTGATGAAGATCTTCCCCGTGCCCTTATTAAAAAACCAACCACAGCTGGTGCAGATAATGGACAGTCAAGTGGTATTGTTGGTGGTGAAATTGTAACTGGATACTTTTTAGATGCTGATGATGCTCAGCAACCAATCATCGATGGTATTTTAGATCGATGGGACAATACAATTGAATTTTCTACACAAGAACTTCTAGATGGTGCTGATCTTTTCAAGGCAGGTCCACTCTTCAATTACAGCAATTATCCTGCGTGGAGAATCGTAAGCGAAGGAAAGAATCCAGATCCAGAATCATTATCATCAGAGCAAGGAAAAACTGCAAATCCAACAGGCAAGGTTGGTGTCACTCAAGTCAGAGATGATACGGAAAGGGGATATTTTGTCCCCAGCAGTTTTGATATTAGAGAACGTTCAATATTAGATCAGCAATTTAATGGTCCCAATAACTGTGGGGATGATATTGTATCTAGAATCAGAGTTGAGATTTCAAAACTTGTTACGATATTACAGGGAGTCAAAAAATATTATAATACTTATGTAATCGGTGGTATCAATAAGGTTTATGATTTTATTGGTCAAATTGAGAAGGTTATTGAAAGTATTGCCGCAGTCATGAGATCTCTGATTCAGAGAATCCGAAATTATGTTCTAAGAAAAATTAGAGAACTGCTCAGCAAAGCACTAGAAATTATTCTGGGAGATGTTTTAAAAGATATAAGAGATGCAGTCATCAATGAAATTCTAGATATCATCTTTTGTATTTTTCAAACTACAATCGAAGATCTTCCAAATCTAATTGGAGATTTTGTTGCAGCATTACTTGGAAGAATTTCAGCATCTCCTCTTTGTGCTGCAGAACAGTTTATTAATTCATTAGTGAATAATGTAATAAATTCAATTCAAGGTGTCTTAGATCCAATCATTGAAGATATTGAGGACTTGATTGATGGTGTTTTGGATATTGGTTCAGCAGTATCAAGTGCAATTGATCAAGTTTTAGGCCTTGTTGGATTTCTTTGTTTGGAAAAGAATTGTTTGGAGGTGACTAAGTTTAATTCAAGTCCCTGGGGAGGACCTACGGCAAAAAATGTTGATGATTATAATAAGTTCTTAAGTCAATTGAATGTTCCACCTATTGTGGATAATGCAGTGGCATGGTTAAATGAAGCAGGTCTGACTGATGATGGATTCTCTTCATGTGATTTAACACCAGAAAATTGTGGACCACCAGTGGTTAGTATTTTTGGTGGAAATCCAACAGCAGAAGCTTTAGCTGCAGCAGTTGTAAGTCAAAATGGATCTGTCATTGGAACGTTAATTACAAATCGAGGACTTGGTTATCGTTATCCTCCATTCATAACTTTTGATGATCCTTGTGGAAGTGGAAGTGGTGCTGGTGGTTATACCACTTTAAATGATGATGGGTCAATTCAAAGTATTGTTATTACAAATGGTGGATGGGGATACTATCCAGGACCAGATGGATCTACAACTTTCAGTCCAAGTCCAGGTGCAAGTTCTGATGTTGGTGGAGGATCTACAACTACACCAACTTCTCCCGTTGGTGGAGGATCTGAAACCACTCCTGGAACCACTCCTGGAACTGATGATGATGGTTCAAATGTTGTGAATCCAAATCCAAATCCAGATACTAATCCGACTGAACCAGTTGGTCCAAGTGATCCTGATCAGATTATTACTACACCTGTTGTTGGATGTCTAGATGAAATCAATATTATTTCTACTGGATTTGGGTATTCTCAGGATGATGAAATTGTAATTACACCAGAAAAGTCTGGTCTGACTCTTACTGGAAGATATACTGACTCTGGTCAAATTGTTGAAATTATCATTGAAGGTGAAGTTTGTGGTTTTACTGAAATCCCAGAGATTCAAATAAATAGTAAAACTGGAGCGGGTGCTGTTTTTAGACCTGTTCTTTCTTTCACAAAGATAACTGACTTCTCAGAACAAGAAGTTGCAAGATATCAAAGCAGCACACTTTCTGTCGTTCAATGTATTCCTAGATAAATGAGCAAGAGATCATATCGTTTATTTGATAATCAATTCGCATCCATACTTGCTGGACCTGGAAGGGAGGATGATACTGGTCGAGAGTTGACAACATGGACAAAGGCGGGGAACTGTGAAACTCATTGGTCGAATGGTGCAAAAACAACTATTACAACTGGACCTAGTAAAGAAGTTTGTAATGTAGAACCTGATGCTTCTGTTCGTCAGCAAGAAAACGTTTCAAAGTCCATTTACTGTCAGAATGGAGACTTTGTGTTAGTTGCTGATGGAAACATCAAACTTAAGGCGAAAAACATCATTCTTGAGACTGAAGGAATTTCTCCAGAAGGAAAGTTTGAAGTCATTTCAAATGGTCTCATTAGCATACAGACCAATGAAACATTGAGAATTCAAGGTGGAGAAGTTCAAATTCTATCTGAAAAGGATTTGGTTCTTGATGCGAATGGATTTCTTAAGATGATTGGGGATATGAAAAATGGAGGATCTTCTTATGTCGCATCTCTTGTGAGTGATTATCTTGGTGGTGGGTGGGTGAATACATTGTCTGGTATTTCTAAATCTCTGAGAGGAATCTAGTTATGGCAGGATCATTTAATCAAATTACAACTGGAAAACTTCATGTTGGTGCTATTCCATCAGTTAATTTAACTTTTAGTAAGTTACTTCCAGGACTTTTAACCGTAAATGGACCAGCATATTTTGGTGCTGTTCCCGCTGTTGGAATTGATAGAGCGACTGTTGCGATTGGCCCACCACTAACAGTACAGGGTCTTCCATTTTCATTAGAAGTAACTGGAGCAACAAACTTCATTGGTGCTCATACTCAAGTGGGAACAATGACCATACTGGGTGCGGCATTAAAGTTAAGTTCGGATACCTCAAGTTCGGTTAAACTTAATGTGGGAACTTGTGTTGAATCAAGTTCTCATATTACCGCAGGTAAAAATAAAACTGCAAATATAATTTCTTCTGGTATTGAAGTCAAGGCACCATTTGGAAACTTTGGCGTTCTTTCTGCAAGTAACCTCAAATCATTCGACATTCAACATCCAACAAAAGAGGGAATGAGATTGCGTTATGCATCTCTTGAGGGTCCAGAAGGTGGAGTTTATGTTCGTGGCAGAACAAAGGAAAAGATTATTCATCTTCCAGATTACTGGACAGGACTTGTTCATGAAGAAAGTATCACGGTTTCACTTACTCCGATCGGAAAATCATGTGGTTCTTTACATGTGAAAAAGATTGAAGACAATAAAATATATGTCTCTCATCAAGCGTCTGATTTAGAATATTTTTATCATGTTTTTGGAGAAAGAAAAGATGTTGATAGATTGATTGTTGAGTATAAAGGAAATGGCCCCGAAGATTTGAAAAAGTCGCCAATGAAAATAAATGCTGATAAAGAAAGAGTTATAGATAGATATACAAATTTAAATCCTGATATTATTAGATTAGAGTAATGTCGAAAAAAGAACTAAGAGATAAGTACCAAGAAGATCTTCAAAGACTTGAAAATGATATTATATTTTTAACAGAACTTAGATCTAAAGAGGATCAATATATTCCACAATTGATTGAACTTACAGTTCCAACTGATCAACAATTGGCACAGAAAGTTGTCGATTATAATGTGAATCTTGAATCAGCAGTTGCAATTGCTACCGCAGCGATTAGTTGTGGATGCTCTGTAAGTATTGGAGTCACTTATTTTTATGAAAGGGCGAGGGGAAATCTAGAAAATCTTAGTGGTGGGAATTATGGTGGCGATGATCCATATGGAGATAATGGAACTGTTGATTTAACTTCTGGAATCGGGTCCAATACAACAATTAATACTTCAAACCTTGGTTTAGGTGTTGATAGTTTTGTTGCGACTTTGACTGGAATTGGAAATAGTGTTGTTTTGAGAACAATCAACACAACTCTTCCATCATCTTGTGGAACATCTTGTGCAGAATTTCTTGCACAACAACAAGCAGCAGTCAATGCTGCAAATGATGCACAATCTGGAAGAACCTCATTGATTAATACATCCGATGCATTTAAAGAAGAAATTAAGGAATATGAAACTAGAAAATGGGCTGCCAAGGCAGCAATAGATGAAACTCAATCGAAGATCAATAGAATTAATAATTTCTTACCCAATATTCAAGAGTAGGACACTTTGAGAACTGTCACAGGTCCCTTGCCATCCCCCATGTATTGGGTTATACTATGGGAGTCCTTCAATGGTAGACATGAACACAGAAACCGTCATGGGTATTGTGATTGATATAACCAGTCGCACATTTTTGCTTTTTGGAACAGAAGGATCAATTAAAACTATTGAATGTCAAACTGTCAATCAATTTATGGACATTTTGAAATTGAGCAAATCAAATCTTCCAGAAGATAAAATATCTTACGCAGATCTATAAACTAAATGAAAAAGAAAACTACACCAGAAAACGTAAAAGAAGCAAATGAAGCTCTTTTCTATGCTAAAATGAATCTACCAGATGCTGCAGAGCATTGTGGTATGACTCAGAAGGAAATGAAAATGACTTTCACCGAGTATCTCAAATATCATCCCCCTATATGTGATATTTGATTTTTTGGGACCGTTGCTTATTGGTTAAAGCCCATGCCTTATAAGCGTGTGAACCGAGTTCAATTCTCGGCGGTCCTACCAAGCGAGTATGGCGGAATTGGTAGACGCACCAGACTTAAAATTTGTTGTCCTTTAGGACGTGGGGGTTCAAGTCCCCCTTCTCGCACTTAATCATACAGTTATAAAGTCGCTAAATAGATCATAAAGAAAAGTTAGCGACTTTATATCCATGCCTCTTAGTAAACTTCAGAATTTTATTAAGAATACAGAGGGAAAAATTCTGTATGTGAATCCAAATGACATTGGTGCAACTGATAGCATCGAGAACCAGGGCAATTCATTATCCCAACCATTTAAGACACTTCAAAGAGCTCTTATCGAGTCAGCAAGATTTTCTTATGTAAGAGGAAACGATAACGATTTATTTGATAGAACTACAATTTTACTTTTTCCCGGTGATCACTTTGTCGATAACCGTCCAGGATTTAAGATTAAAGATGACGCCGGAGTTGCAAAAGCAATCTCCCCTGGTGGGACAGAGACTCTTGCACAGTCCACTCTAACTCTTTCTCTAGAGTCTGTCTTCGACTTGGATGTTGAAGACAACATGTTATATAAGTTTAATAGTATTCATGGTGGTTGTATTCTTCCAAGAGGTACTGCAATTGTTGGATTGGATCTTAGAAAGACAAAGATTCGTCCAATGTATGTGCCAAATCCAACTGATGATGATGCTGGAAATACTTCTTTAATTCGTTTAACTGGTACTTGTTACTTTAGAGACTTTACTTTTTTTGATGGAGATCTAAATTCTGAAGTTTATACAGATCCTCAAGACTTTTCAGATATTAATAAGTCTAGACCCACATTCTCACACCATAAACTTGTTTGTTTTGGATTTGCTGATGGTGTCAATCAAGTTGATGGCACTGGTCTGACTGACCTTGATATGTATTATAGCAAACTTTCAAATGCTTTTAATGAAGCATCTGGAAGAAATATTGACCAGAAGTTCCCCACTCAAGCACAAGGATTCTCCAAGAGTCGGATTGAATGGGAAATTGTAGGTGCATTCGCATCTGACCCAATCACAATTTCCAGCATTTTCTCTGGTGATGGTGTCAGTCCAACGTCTGTTGTTACTGTCAATACAAATTCCCCACATGATCTAACAGTTGGTACTCCAATTAAGATTAAGGGTGTTTCTCCAGCAGATTACAACATTTCGACTTTCGTACAATCAGTACCTTCTGCAACTAGTTTTACCTATCTATTACCTGATGTAGATCCCCTCTTGGCTGCCACTGGAATCGTCTCTGGGGCGGATGCAACAATTGAGACCGATACAGTCACAGGTGCATCTCCGTACGTCTTCAACGTCTCTCTACGTTCCGTTTATGGTATGAATGGAATGCTTGCGGATGGTGCAACTGCATCTGGATTCCGAAGCATGGTTGTTGCACAGTTCACTGCTGTTTCTCTGCAGAAGGATGACCGTGCTTTCGTAAAATATAACCCAGTATCTAGAACTTATGATTCCATTCCCATCACAAAGGTAACTGGTGGTGCATTGGCATCTGGTTCCAGTTCTACCAATTCAAATACTGTTTATCACCTTGATAGCCGTGCTGTCTATCGTCGTGGATGGGAAACTCATCATATTAAGATGAATAATGATTCAATCATTCAGATTGTGTCTGTGTTCGCTATTGGATTTAATGGTCATTTTGTTTGTGAAACTGGTGGTGACGCATCCATTACAAACTCAAACTCAAACTTTGGACAAATTGCTCTTATTTCCAATGGATTTAAGGCTGAAGCATTTGCAAAAGATGATCAGGGTTATATTACATCAATTGTTGCACCAAAATCAATCTCAGAAGAAGAGACTGAGATTGATCTTTTCACACTAGATGTTGGTCTCACAACTTCTGTTGGTATTACAAGTCATCTCTATCTATTTGGATTTACTGATCAGGATAACCCTCCTGCAATTATTTCTCAGGGTTATCGAATTGGTGCAAGACAGGGAGATAAACTTTTTGTAAGCGTTAATGCCACTGAATATTCTGCAAACATTCTAATCACTGACAATGTAGTATCCACATCATCTACTATCGCAACTGGTCAGGGATCTAAGGAAAGAATCACTGATATTGTTGGTCTAGATGCACAGGGTCGTTTTTCATGTGCAGTAAATCACAATCTAGTCACTGGTGAAAAGGTTCGTATTCTAAGTGAAGATGGAGATCTTCCCGAAAACCTTGAAGAAGATACCATTTACTATGCAATTGTAGATGGAATCAATCTGGCACTCTTCAGAGTTGCTTCAACTCTAAGCAATGCTTTAAGAGGAGAAGCGATTACAGTATATGGTGGAACTGGTCTCAGAGTTGAAAGTCGAGTTTCTGATAAGGCTGCAAATGAAATTGGTTGTCCAATTCTTTTTGATCCAAATCACAACAACTGGTTTATTCACGTCAATGAAAATAATGAAATTTATAATTCATTTCTAAGTCAGGGTGGTATTATTGGAATCGGTGCTCAAACGAGTGAAACTTATCTCAAGAGACGTTCTGATAACCGTAACCTAGGAGATAAGATTTATAAAGTACGATATTTTGTACCAAAGGAATCTGCTCTCGGAAGAAACCCAGTTGATGGTTTCATCTTACAAGATAGCAATTCAACTTCCGCAAGAAATAATCAAGACTTTACAATTTCATCTATTGATGTCAATGATTATGACTTCAACCGAAATCCAAGATATATTTCTACATGTTCTGTAACTGGTTCTACAATCACCACAAGAGTAGATCTTCCTCATGACTTAAATGTTGGTGATGTTGTTAAAATTGTTGATGTTCAGAGCACAACAAATGTTGTTGGTGCAGCTTTAAGTGGATACAATGGAACATTCACAGTTACATCAGTCTTAGATGATAAGACATTTACATATTCCACAACTGATGTAAATGGAAATCCCAGAAGTCCTGGTGATTTCACATCTGATATGAATAATCGAATTGCTTTAATGGCAAGATATCAGAGAGTAGATAATAATACAAACTTAAGTGTTTACAGATCTGAAGTTATTCAGAAGCATATTCCAGGAATTAGTGATGGTATCTATCACTTTAATGTTCTTGCGGCAAATAATGCAATTACTGAAGAATTTACAAATCTTAAGTTTCTACCAAAAATTGAAAGATTCTATCCACAACTTGATAGAGATAATGTAGATCCAAACCCAAGAGCAGCTAAATCTTTTGCAAAGAGATCTCCAATTGCAGATGTTGCTGTTGATGACCCCGAAAATAGCATCACCAGAGAAAGTGTTGACTATCTATCTAAGGCGATTGGTTTTGGTAGGACAATTGTTTCATTTGAAAGAAATGATGTCGTTGGTATTGCAACTGTCACATTAGATCGTCCTCATAACTTATCTGGTATTGTGACGTACTCCACTCTCACTGGAGCAAGTGGATTTACCGAAGGTGATTACTATAATGTCAAACTTCTAAATGATGGAACATCTGACTGGGATGGAGCAACAGCAAGAGTCACTGTTGGTTCTGGTGGTGCAGTAGAAAATGTTCAGATTATTTCTGGTGGATCTGGATATTCTGATGGAGAGACACTTGATCTAGATGGATTTACTGGTGCAGAGATCACAATTGCAAATTCTGGCATTACAACTTTTGTTGATAATGCAATTCAACTGACTGGTGTTGGTAAGACTGATGATGGAATTTATCGAGTTCTTTCAACTCCATCTAAGACACAAGTTTCCTTTGCTATTACTTCTGGCGATCCAAATCCAATTGAGAATCAATATCTCATTGATTGTGGAAAGGTTGTTGGAATTAACACAATCATTACTTTCAGTGGCATCTCAACAATTGTTACTAACAATGCACATGGCCTTGTTGCTGGATCTAGTTTCCGTTTGGTAGATACATCTAACAATAAAGTTGGTGACTATACCGTTCTTGAAAGAGTTGGTATTCTGACCGTAACAATCGCAACAAATGATGAATTAAGAACAAATCCACATCTAATTCTTCCTTCAGCATTTAATGCAAAGGGTGGTGATATTACTGCAGATACTGAATCTATTGGTTCCAGAGTTTATAACTTATTTGATGGTGAATCTGGCATTCTGAACAATGATCTTGGTTCTGGTGAGACTGATAATAAAGTTATCATCAGTATGCCAAACTCTGGCATTTCTACGGATAAGAGATTCCCAATTGGATCCTTTATTGAAATTAATGGCGAAATCATGAGAATCGCCAGTTCTGAACTCTCTGGATCAAACAATGATGAATTAACTGTCATCAGAGGTTATCTTGGTGCGGATACAAAGACACATCAACAGGGAGCACTTGTTCGTAGAATTAAAGTTAAAGGTGCAGAACTTCGTAGACCTTCTATTTTGAGAGGTTCTGGTCATACATTTGAATACTTAGGATATGGTCCTGGTAACTATTCAACTGGTCTACCTCAGGTACAAACAATCAGTTTGACTGATAAAGAAGAGTTTCTAACACAGTCTCAAAAGAGATCTGGTGGTGTGGTTGTATACACCGCTATGAACAATGATGGTGACTTCTTCATTGGTAATACGATTATTAATCCATCAACTGGTGAGCAATCTACATTTGATGCACCAATTCCAACTGTTCGTGGCGAAAATGCATCAGTTCTGAGCGTTATCTTTGATGAAGTTACCATTGGTCAACGTCTAGTTGTTGAAGGTGGTCCTGCTAAGACACTTCTTTCACAATTTGATGGCCCACTCACTGTTAACAATGTTTTAAATGTTACTGGTAATACAAAAATTGATGCAAACCTTGAAGTCACTGGAAGATTTAGATCTAGTGGAAGTGCTGATATTCAAGGCGCTCTAAATGTTGCTGGTGTTGGCACTTTTGCAGGACTGATTCAAGGTGATGCTGGTGCAGATCTTGCAGATATTAATATTGGCGTTGCCGCATCCACCTCAAAAATTGAGACTACTTCTGGAGACTTAACGTTAGATAGTGCGACTGGACTCACTAGAATTGATGATGATCTTGATGTTGTTGGTGATATTTCTGCACAATTTATTGATGCTCCAAATTTACCACCAATTGGTGCAATTATTTCATGGGCAGGAAATAGCAGCTCCATTCCAGCAAATTGGAAAGTTTGTGATGGTTCTACATTGTCTCAGGCGACATATCCAGAACTTTATGATACATTGACTAATGGTGGATTGAGTTTCCCATATGGTGCAAATCCATCAGGATCCACATTCCTATTGCCAGATTTGACAGATCGATTTGTTGTGACTGCCGGAAGTATCTATAATCTTGGTGGAACTGGTGGTCAAAAAGATTCTGATGTTATCAGTCATACTCATAATATTAATGCATCAAATGTTTCTGATCACACTCATAATGTAAGTGATGTTTCAAACCATACTCATGGTGTGAATGCGGTCGGAGATCACGTTCATAATACAAATACCGCACCAAATCATGGACACAATATTGGTGGTGCTGGTGCTCATGGTCATAATATCAGTAATGTGGGTAACCATGGACATAACGTTGGTGGTGGTGGTGCTCATGGCCATAATGCCACTGGTGGAGGAAATCATACACATGACTACAGTAGAACTGAAGGATCAGCTGTAGAGTATGGAAATCGAAATAGTCGATCTGCACGAAACAATTATAGGAACCTTAGAACAGGAAACTCTGGAAATCATGGTCACGGTGTAAATGCCGCAGGTAATCATGGTCATGGTGGGACTGGTGGGGCTGGTGCCCATGGCCATAATACAAATACCGCACCAAATCATGGACACAGTATTGGTGGTAATGGTGCTCACGCACACAATATTGGTGGTGCTGGGGGCCATAATCACAATACAAATGATGGTGGTGGTCATGGACATAATACGGGAAATGCTGGTGGGCACGGACACACAGTTACAGCAGATCTTTCAGGAGTCACCGGAACAAATCGAAATCTACCCCCTTACATTGGTCTTTTCTACATTATTAGAGTCCTATAATAAATAATTCAAAACACCATCAATGGCTAACTATAAGAAGGTATTTAATTTTAGAGAGGGTGTTCAAGTTGACGAACAAACTTTTGTCGTCAATGGATCTCTAGTTGGTATTGGAACCTCAATTCCACAGAAGTTTTTTGATGTCCGAAGGGATGCGACGTTTTCTGGTCTCACTACATTTTCAGAAGTTATCGTTTCTGCTGGTGCAACACTTGAAACTGGAATTGGTAAAAGTGTTATTATTGGAGATTTTTCATTCACAAATGGAATTCTGACTGCCAGAAGTGGAGTTGTTTCTTTCTTTGGTGATGGATCAGCTCTTGCAAATATTCCAACTTCACAGTGGGTGGATGTAGATACTGGTATTGGTGTTTCCAGTATCTACAATGGAGGTAACGTTGGTATCGGCACATTACTTCCACAATTCACATTGCAGGTTGGTGCAAACCCAGAAGCAGGTTTCACTGGATTTGCCGTTAGAGAGGGTTCCGTATATGCATCTGGTGTTATTACAGCATTTAGATTTGTTGGTGATGGCAATTTCTTAACAGATCTAAATGCGGATGAACTTACATCTGGTATTGTAACTCAAGCGAGAATTCCAAGATTAGAACTTGATAAAATACCACTAATTCCAGATTTCAAGTTAGAACCAAATTTACAAATTAGTGGCATTTTAACTGCCCAAGGTGGATTTATTGGGAGTTTAGTCGGACAAGTTGAAGGTGATGTTATTTCATCTGGATTTTCAACTTTTACTGATGCAGAAGTTACTGGAACTTTAACTGCTGTTGCATCTACGGCAAGATCACTCACAGGAACTCCAGATATTCGTGTTGGATTTGTTTCTGCAAATATCATTGATGCTGGTATTGCATTTACTGTTTCTAGAGCAGATATTACAGGAGATCTTGCAGTTGGCATTTTAACTGTCACACAAAACAGTCTAAGAGTCGGAACTGGTGGTTCCATTTTTAATGTCACAAATGGTGCGATTGGTATTGGTACAACTCAACCGCAGTCAACCTTAGTTCTTTTTCAACAGGAGGGAACAAACTTAGAAATTCTAACTGAAACTGGTGCTGCAACTTTAAATCTAGGTGGAGACCTAGGAATTGGTCAAAGTACAGCTGAACTTAGACAGGAAATTGATCGATTAGAGTTATCAAACTACTCAAATGGTGACAATATATTCTTTTTAGGAAGAAATATATCGATTGCAAATGCAAATGGTGCATTTAGATGGTTGAGAGGAAATCCCTTTAGTGAGGATATGACTCTTACAAAAGATGGTAATTTGGGATTAGGTGCCACAAATCCGAATGTAAAACTTCAAGTTGTGGGAAATTCCTCTCTAGAGGGAACTGTTTATATTGATGGTGCAACTACAATTGATGATGATATTACAATTAGTGGAACTTTAATATACAATTCAACTTCTGGAATTTCAACTGCATTTGATCTTGATGTTGATGGAAATCTCACAGTCAACGGAAATGCAGTCTTTACAAACCCAGTATTACTTCCAGATGGAAGTAATATTTTCACCACATCAGGAGTTTCAACGTTTAATGATGTTACCGTATCAAATACCTTCAAATTAGAAGCGACCAATTTTAATTATTTTACGAATGTTGGTGTTACTACAGTCAATGATTTTATTGTTGGTGGGGCTTTAAGTTTTACAAATGAACCAAGTTTCAATTTAAATGTTTCTGAAGGGATCTCAACATTTTCAAACCTTGAAGTTCTTGAAAATCTATTGGTAGGTGGAGCAACAACAGTTCAACAATTTGAGTGTAATTCAAATGTAGGATTCTGTACCTTTAATGAAGTTGATATTGCGGGAAATGTTGCGATTCGTACAGAATCTGTATCAATTGGAAGTAGTGTTCAAATTCTTGGAGAATTGTTTCTCGATAGTGCAATTTCATTCCCAGAGAGTCAAAACTTTTATACAACATCTGGAATCTCAACATTTTTTGAATTAGATGTTACAAATAATCTAATTGCTGGTGCTGGTGCTTCAATTTCGGCTATTAATAGTGATCTTATAATCACTGGTGTCACAACTATTGGATCAGCATTAACAATTAGTAATGAAGATGGTGGAGTTATTTCTAATACAAATTTAATTGTTGGATTTAGTACTTTTACTGCAAATCTTGGGTTTAGTACTACTTCACCAAAATCTGCAATTGACTTAAGTGAAAGAACTGATGAACTTGCATTTTTATTGCCTCCAGTTTTAACTACTGCACAAAGAGATGGTCTTTCTACTTATTCTGGTGCTTTTATCTATAATTCTTCAACTAATAAACATCAAGGGTATGATGGAACTACTTGGAATGATTTCTATTGATACTTGACAAATCTCTAAAGTGTGAGTAGAATCGGCTTGTCAGAGAAGATAAGGGGCCTTTAGCTAAGCTCATGAAGATTGTTGAAAGATCTAGATATAATAAGAATGAGATTATATCTACAAGATATTTGGAGTTTGAACCATGGGAGTTCAATGAAAATAATATGGGATTAGTGATGGGATTGATTCAAAGAAATCTCAGTGATGATCTTTTAAAACATAAGAAGTTATTATATCCAGAGGATAGAGGAAAGGTTCAGTATTATGGACATTGTTATCATGCGACACAAGCTTTATATTACTTAATGAATACGGAGGAGTTAGTTTCATATAGTGCGGAAGATTATAGGGGAGAGAAACACTGGTGGTTGCAATATGAAGGTCGGGTTTATGATGCTACCGCAGAACAATACTGGACGGTGGGTAAATTTCCTCCACATGATAGGGGAAAGAAAACTCATTGGTATGGTTGGAAAGGTAGGCCACAACAGGTGAGTCTGGACTTAATGGTGAGGGTTCTTGGAGTGAGACTCAAAAAAGATTGGCAGACCTCTTGACAGGGTTCTGGGATCGGGGTATCTTATGGGAGTGATCGGTTTTCTATCACATTGCCCTTTGACCTCCACTGAATTATGTCAAACAAAATGGTTTTGAAGGATCCAAAAAAATTGCGTGAAGAGTGGATGATCAATCCATTTTTTGATTATCTTTCAGATAAGAGCGAAAGGTTAAGGCATAGATATTTAATTAAATTAATGCAAGGTCCTACGGGATTTGGGAAAACGTTTAGCACTACTAATGTATATATTCCACATTTGTTTCAAAATGGTGTTGAACTTGTAATTTATACTGCACCAAATGTTGAAAATATTGATAAAGATTCTTTTGTGGACGCTGGTCAAAGTCATGGGTATTTTTTTACTAGGTCTGTTGATGAAGCATTTCGTTGGTTAAAACAGGAAAAAAAAGTTGTTGTTGGATTGACACATTCATCTCTTTGCAATACTCAAGGCAAGTGTCTTGTATATCGACAACAATTAATTGATTTTGGTCATAAATCTGCGTTATTTATTGAAGAGTGTCATTCTTGGTTGGGAGTCACTGAACAGCAATGGTATGAAGAGGTCATTGGCCATAATACTGAAAAATTTGGAGGATCTGCATATAAGTTTTCAAGTAGCATTTTAGAAAAAACTGATTTAGTTTTTGGTATTACTGCAACTCCAACTAAACAGCATCGAGGAGTTGTTGGTGATGGATGTTTTCATTTTTTGAATGATCTATGTCCTGTCAATGAACGTCCATTGCTTACAAAATGGGGTAAAAACTATATTGAGTATCCTGGTTATGTGACTGAAAAATACAATGGTAAGGATCGAATCGTTATTGATAGGCAAAAATGTGAAGAAATTTTTGAAAATTATGTTATCAATCATCATATAAGTAATATCAAAAAACTTGAAGAGTTGCGGAGAATTGATTATAATGTTGTTTCTAAACTATCTTCTTTGATTATGTGTGGAGGGAATAATAATAATAGACTTTCAATTCATGTAAATGATGCTGTTGAAATGTTGTCGAGTATTTTGTATAATAATGGATATTCTCCCGCATGTCAGTGGATTTCTATTATGACACATACAAAAAAAGGATTTTACAATCTAGAGGGAGATTTTACTTCTGCAAGTGAAGATGATATTCTCGAATGTCTTAAGAATAAGGAGTCTGACTGTCAATTCCTCCTTGTTAATAATAAAGCAAAAGCTGGGATCAACGTTTTTAATCTTACTGGTATTTGTTCCTTGCGAATTCGTGATCCAAAAACGACGAATTGCACTGAACTTTCCCGTCAAATCATTGGTCGTGCTACTCGTATGAATTCTGGACATGGTAACATTCTTGCAAAAAAATATGAATATGATATGCAGAAAATGTGTATGAACTATTGTAATGATTATGATGTAGATCCAAAAATTTTTTATGAGGTTCTTAGTATTGCAAATACATTTGAGTTTCATTATCCATCTACTCCAGGCGGTCATTGGGAATTGACTGTAGAAGAGTTTGATAAGTATTATACTGCTTCCTGGGATAAAGTTAAAGATATTGTCCACTCTCTAGTTACATTATCTGAAATTTGCGATGATCGTTCCGTAAAATCACTTTTTGAATGATTGTGTGTCAGTTCTCAAATTGTCACAGGACCCCTTCGGGGGTCTTTTTTTCTGCTATAATAACTTTGTCAACACGGGAGATTCATGCTTACTCTTCGTCCTCATCAAAAACGTGCTCTGGATGCCCTACTGAAAACCTCCAGAGGGTGTGTCTACTGCCCTACAGGTGGTGGTAAGACCATGATCATGATTGAGGATCTGAAGCGTCGTCTCAGCGCCTCAGAGACGCCTCAGACGGTGGTCATTGCTGCTCCTCGTATCCTTCTGGCTACACAGTTGTCTGAGGAGTTTGAGAGTGCTCTGAGGGGGCATGTGGACTTCGTGATCGGTCATGTCCATTCTGGTGAGACTCATCACTGGAGATCCACTAATCTGGATAAGATTGAGAAGTTTGTAAAACTCAAAGATTGTTTCAATACTCATGTGATTCTCTTTACAACGTATCATTCTTTGAGTCGTGTTGTTGATTCTGGCATTGAGATCAACTATGCTTATTTTGATGAGGCACACAATGCAACTCAGAAGGGTCATTTTGTGGGTGTTGCTGCAACATCAATGAGTTCTGATAATGCTTATTTCTTTACTGCAACTCCAAAGTTCTCTCGGAGTCCCTTGGGTCGTGGTATGAATAATTCTGAGATTTATGGCAATACGATTATCAACGTTCCTGCACCGGAATTGATTGACAATGGTAGTATCATTCCTCCTCAGATTGTTCCTTATCAGACTGATGTCCAACGAAACAAGGAGAATGCACATTCCATTGATCGTGATACTGTATTGAATGTTCTGGATGAACTTGATGATGATTCGGCTAAAGTGTTGGTTGCTGCACCAAATACCAAAGTTCTGTGGAATACTCTGACCAAATCAGATCTTTTGGTTCAACTTGAGATGCGTGGTTATGATGTTCTTCATATCACCTCTAAGTATGGTGCTTATGTGAATCGTCAGAAAGTTGATCGTGAGAAGTTCTTTGAGACTCTGCAATCCTGGGGTAAAGATAAGTCTCGTAAGTTTGTTCTGTTTCATTACAGCATTCTGTCTGAAGGTATCAATGTTCCTGGTTTGACTCATGCGATTCTTCTTCGTCAACTTCCCATTATTGAGATGGCACAAACCATTGGTCGTGTGATTCGTATGGATCGTGATGACTCTCAGGACATTGCAGATGGTAAGTTGATTGCTGGTCAACTTGATTCTTATCGTAAACCTTGTGGTTATGTGACTGTTCCTGTTCATTCTAAGACTGGTGTTGCCACTGCACGACGCCTACAGGAACTGGTGAATACGATCTTTGACAAGGGCATTCCTGCGGTTGGTTATGTTTGATTCAGTTTATGATCTTGCCATTGAGGTGGCCAAGTCTTCACCATCTAAAAAAAGAGTTGGTGCAATCTTGTTAAATAAGAGCAAGGTTGTGGTGACTGCAACTAACTTAGAATCAAAATCACATCCACTTCAAGCAAAATTTGCAGAGCGTGTGGGTCTTCATGAGAAAATATATCTTCATGCTGAGATTGCAGCTCTTGTCAAATGTAGGGAGGAATGTGATACAATAGTAGTAGCAAGAGTTAATCCCCAAAATAAATTGAGAATGGCAAAACCATGTCCCATTTGCTCCCTTGCATTAAAGGAATCGGGAATTGACAAAGTGCATTATACTACTGATGATGGATTCCTATACCAATATAACATTTAAAAAGAACCATGACAAATCATAAACATAAGTTTGAAAAATTTAGTGATCTTATTGAAATCATTTCAAACGAACTATCAGAGGAATTTTGTAAGAAATGTATTGAAAAATTTGAAAATGATAAAAGAACTTATGATGGAATAGTTGGATCTGGATACATTCCCAGAATTAAACAATCTACAGATCTCACATTTTCTGACTATGATGATTGGAAGGAAATTGATGATATATTCTACAAGTCTTTAAATAAAAATTTGCACAAGTATGTTGAAAAATACGATTGGGCACAATTAGAAACAGTGTCTCATCGATTTCAAGACAATGGTTATCAAATGCAGAGGACTTTGCCTGGTGAATTTTATACTTGGCATAGTGATTTTAGTTGTGTGAATGAAGAAAAAGCTCCAAGATTTTTGACCTTTATTTGGTATTTGAATGATGTTTTTGAGGATGGATATACAGAATTTATTGATGGGACTCGGATTCAACCTGAAATGGGAAAAATGATTATATTTCCCGCAACATGGACTTATGTTCATCGTGGATATCCACCCAAATCAAATGCAAAATACATTGTTACAGGATGGGTTCATTCTGCTGCTTCAATATATCTTGACTAAATAAATCGATCTTTTCAAAAGACTCATGAAATTTTTAAAATATGTTCCCATTCTCATCTTTTTTGGATTATTGGGTGCCGGAATTCAACATGGTCAGACGCATTTATATAATCCAATAATTCCTCACGTTCATGAAAATGGTATTGTTCATATCCACTAATGAATTATTTGATATCTAAATTTTTTAATTATGATCAATTAAGGTCCATCCAAAAAATTATGGGCGAATCGGAGTGGCACAATGGACTTCAATCTCTAACAAAATCTCAAAAATTTCCAGATAAGGATTTAAGTTTAGTCAAAAAAAATTTTCAATGTAATTTAGATCACCCAATTGTTTTCAATGGATTAGATAATAACTTAGAGTTTTTGAACTTTACCTATGCTAAACATAGTTCAGTGCCAATGGGAACTAAGACACCAAAAGGCGGTTATTATCGACCACACTTCGACCACATTAATTGTGGACATTTCAGCACAACAGTTTTTTTAAACCCTCCAAACTCATATCATGGTGGAGAGTTAGTTTTGTGGTTGAATTGTGAAGAAAAAAAATTTAAACTTGATCCTGGATATGGAATCACCTACGAAACTGGAACCCCACATTGCGTAAACGATGTTACTTATGGTGATCGTGATGTGATTGTCTTCTGGACAACTTCATACATTCCGGATATGGAAGACTTGCGTAGGTGGAGGTATTATGATATGATGACAGCAAGACACGATAATGGAACTGATCATATGAATCTTTCCAAATTTTCAACGTCCTTACATTCTCACTTTCGTGAAAAATGTAACAAAATTGCCAGAAAGTATTTGTAATGCCCCGACTTTCAAAAGAAGAACTTGACAAACTCTTTCCATATGATATGTTTCCCGTTCGCATGGAATGGGTGGATGGAAAGGCAAAAAAAATTGCATATTTCATGTGTTATGAGCACATGCAAAAACAATATGATAAGATTAAAAAACCCCGTTTGAAGATTGATGTTCGATACAAGTATCCATCACTCAAACCTGAAGAAAAACCAAAGAAAAAGGTCCGTAAGAAGGCCAATTCAAAAACTGGCACATAATCGGAAATTATCCGATGATGTTCCTTTATACTGACAATGCCCACACTATTTTATGAGTCAATATGAAAAAACGAAATTGGAAAGCGTATTGTAAAGTCGCTTTTAATGCACTAAAAGCAAACGTTGCTGACTGGGGAGATCCAGATTTTTATCGACCAATTTCCAGAATCTTTTACATCAATGTTTTTGACTCTGGAAGTGTTAATCATCTTGGATTGATTAGTGAATCTGCGATGAATAATCTGGATGAAAAAACAACCGATCATTGCCTATCTCCACAGTTCATTGGGCGAATGATTATGGATAACCCAGATAAGTATTTGGAAGATTATGATCTGTTTGAAAATCTTTTTTGGTTGGCATGTTCCACGATCACCGTCACGAAATCAGAAAACAAGCAGTTGAGCCTCTTGACAAACAATGATGGGATCGACTATAAGGTATATGTGCCGACCAATCTTAAGTACAAGCATCTTGACATTCAACTTTATCGGAAGAATGGATCTAGGTGGAAGAACTCTGAGAAATGTGATGATAATATCATTCCGGCACCTCAAGACCTGTTAAACTACGAAAAACAATTTTTAGTATCATGAATAACTCACTCAAGTATCTATTTGTAGGACTAGTCGCAACTCTACTTTGGGAATTTGGACATCCATATATCCCAGGTCTTGTTGTGGACCATGAGCACACTTGCGAACACACTCACACTCATTAATGCAAAACAAGCACATTGAGCATATTGAAGACACCATTCTGACTGGTGATCTCTCTGCAATTGAAACTCTTTTCAATCCACATCATATCTCAGTAAAGATGGATGGGTCCCCTGCAATTGTATGGGGAACCAATCCTGCCACTGGTAAGTTCTTTGTTGGCACTAAAGCTGTCTTTAACAAAAAGAAAATTCGGATTGCACATTCTCATGAAGAGATTGATCTTCATTATGAGGATGCAGTTGCAGAAATTCTTCATGATTGCTTTGAATATCTTCCAAGAACTGATGCAATCTATCAGGGAGACTTCATTGGATTTGGTGGGTCTAATGTATATGATCCACAACTTATTTCATATCATTTCCCAGAAGTCATCAATCAAGCAATTGTGATTGCTCCACACACATTTTACGCAGAAGGAAACGACCTAAGGGAAGTTGTTGCGTTTCCCATTCTTCAAATGTTTGAGGATACGGAAAATGTAAAATGGATTCAACCAAGTGTAGATCGAGTCTGCGGAAATACATCCGCACCTTCCGTAAATGTGGAGAACATTCAGTTTTTAACTGAGAAAGAAGTTCAAGAACGCAAGAAATCAATTAATTTTTGTATTCGTGAGGGAATACCACTTACAGATGAGACTCTTACCTCTATTTTAGGATGCAACCATCTCACAAATCTTTATCAGATGGTAATTGAGATGAAAGAGGAGTTTATTGATTCTCTGATCATTCATGATGCTCCAACTGCATATATTAATGGTCTTAAAGTTAAACAGGAGGGATTTATCATTTCTGATGAATCTGGGAAGATGATTAAACTTGTAGATCGTGAAGTATTCAGTTCTGCAAATTTCAACCAAATCAAAAAGTGGGCCAATTAAAAAATTGGCACATACCCCTTGACTTTTCCTTCAAGGGGTTTTATAGTATAATCATTCAAATCACTTCATCATGACTTACGAAGCAAAACTCACAGTCAAATTTGATTCCAAATACACTCTGAATTCTTACAGTTCTTATGAGACTGATTCACTTCCAGAGGAGCACTTTACTTTTGAAGTTCCTGCTGAAGATTTGAATTCAACTCAAGTCTTTGGGTTGTTCAGGAAGGTA